GTTTTACAAGAACCAATTTTTCTTGAAGCAATTATAGAGTTAAAAAAATTATATTCTCAAAGTTTATTAAACACAGGTGTTAATGAACAAGATGCTAGAGAAAAATTATGGCTAGCATACCAAGTCGTAGGTAAAGTAGAACAACACTTTATTGAGATTATGGAAACTGGAAAACTTGCTAAAAGACAATTAGAAGATTTCAGAGAATCCATTGAGAAAAAAGAATTCTAATAATAAGTTAGAATAGGTCAACCGCATTTATGCGGAACTTCAACCCCCTAAAAAGGAGAAAAAATGTCAGAGTTAATCGCTAACCCTGTAAAGGGAGCAGATTCTGATTTGCAGAACGCTGCAAAATCAATTATCGGTTTGTTACAACCACAAACTGGTAAAGTTGCTGAACCTAAAGTAAAAAAAACTGAAGCAGAAGCTACTAAAGAACCAGAGCAAAAAGCTGTGGTGCAAGATGAACAAACACAAGACGTTGCTGAAGAACCAATAAATCAGGAATCTGAAACAGATCAACCTGCGGAACAAGAAGCTACGCAAACAGAAACTGAACAAGAGACAAGTGATGTTTCTGAATACAATGTATCTCAAGAACAAACGGATGAGATTCAAAAAGAACCTGATTCCACCTATACTGTCAAAGTATCTGGTCAAGAATTAAAGGTTACCTTAGATGAATTAAAAAAAGGTTATTCCAGAGATGCTGACTACCGAAGAAAGACAGAAGAATTAGCTTTTGAAAAGAAGCAAATTCAGTCTGAAACGGAACAACAAAGGCAAGACTATTCCAAACGTATTACGGAATTAAATCAAATCTTGGCTTTTACACAACAACAATTAAATTCAGAATTTGCGAAAGTAGATTTGAATAAATTGTATGAAGAAGATCCAGTTGAAGCTACAAAAGTAGAACGTCAGATTCGCCTTAAAAAAGAGAGAATGATGGAAGCTGCTAATAAACTTCAAGAGGAACAAAAAAAACAACTTAGCTCTTATGTTCAAGAGCAACAAAAACTTTTGGTAACAAAATTACCTGAGTTTTCGGATGCTCAAAAAGCTAGTTCAATTAAAAACAATCTTAAGTCATTGTTAAATTCTTATGGATTTAATGATGGAGAGATTGGACAAATCTATGATCATAGAATTGTTATGTTAGTGAACGATGCCATGAAATATCGTAACATAAAAAACGCTAAACCTAATCTAGCAAATAAAATTGATAGACCAGGTAAAGTTTTTTCTTCTGGTGTGAAGAAAGAAAAGGGTGATTATACGTTCCAGAAACGTCAGGAAAAGTTAGGTCGTCTCAAAAAAACAGGCAATGTCCAAGATGCAGCAAGCATCTTTTACGACATTATAACCAACAAAAAATAAAAGGAGAACTAAATGGCTATAGTATCAGGCACATTTACAAAGTATGACGCAGTTGGAATTAGAGAAGATCTTTCAGATATTATCTATAATATATCTCCAACTGATACGCCTTTCATGTCTAGCATCGCAAAAACGAAAGCGACTGCAACGAACCATGAATGGCAATTAGATACATTAGCATCAGCTAGTGGATCAAATGCTCAAGTTGAAGGAAATGAAGTTGCATTTTCTACACCTTCAAGCACAACAAGAAAAGGAAACTATACTCAGATTTCTACTAAATCTGTTATAATTTCCGGAACGTTAGAAGCAGTTAACAAAGCTGGAAGAAATTCTGAGCTTGCTTACCAAATTTCTAAAGCATCAAAAGAGCTTAAGAGAGATATGGAAACATCGTTAACAGCTAACACTACAATAACTGCAGGAAGCACATCAGCAGCTAGAACTTTAGCTGGTATTGTTTCTTGGTTAAAAACAAATGAAAGCACATCTGGCACAGCTCCAACTACTTCTGGTACAGCTACTAGAACTGATGGAACTCAGAGAGCTTTCACAGAAGATCAACTAAAAACTGTTATCAAATCAGTATGGGATAATGGTGGAGATCCTTCAATGGTGATGGTTGGTTCTTTCAACAAGCAAAAACTTTCTGGCTTTACAGGTGGTTCAACAAGATTTGATCCAGCTGAAAACAAAAGAATGGTTGCTGCGGTTGATGTTTACGAATCTGATTTTGGTGCATTACAAGTTACACCAAATAGATTCCAAAGAGCTAGAGATGCTTTAATAATAACTCCAGAACTTTTCGCTGTATCTTTCTTAAGAGATTTCTCTTTAGAAGATCTTGCAAAAACTGGTGATGCTATGAAGCAATTCTTAGTAGTTGAATACACTCTTGAATCAAGAAACGAAGCTGGTTCAGGAATTGTTGCAGACTTAACAACATCATAAAAAATAAATTATATGGGGAGTAGAAATACTCCCTATATACAACTTAACTTAGTTTGGTCTTTGAAGTTTAAAGACGGAACGAAGCAAACAAGGAAAAAAAAATGAGAACACTAAATGACTACTTTATAAGCGGAACAATGACGGATGTTGGAACTGCAAGTTCTATTTACATCCCAGTACCAGATAGAGGAAAAATTATTAAAATTATTTCTGTATTACATGGTGCAATAACTGTAGCCGATTCTTTAGTAACAACTGCTATCAATGGAACTACTGTAACAGGTGGTGGGATGACAATTGCTTACACAGGATCTGCTGCTGGAAACGTTACTACAGCTGAACCAACTGCTGCTAATAATGTTGAAGAAGGTGATTACATCAAGATAACTTCTGATGGAGCTGCTTCTTCAGTTGCCGCAATTACTTTTACAGTAATTATAAGACGATAATTATATTGGGGATAGCAATATCCCCATTTAAACATTGGAGATACGAATGGGTAAAAAAAGAAAACCATTACTTTTAGATGAAGCAATTGATAGTATCATTGATCTATTAGAAGATTTAAGATACGAACAATCAAAAAACACTTGTGAAAATTGTCAAGTAAGTGAAGATGATAATTTTGACAGTAATATTAACGACAACGATGATGAAGAGGAGTACAAATAATGTCAGCTCATGGAACAGATATAGCTTTTGCAGTTGTATCAAATGAAAACGTAACATATACAGGAACAGCAGGAACGTCTGCTGCGTTTGCTTCAGGAATAAATCACATAAGATTAGCTGCTTCAACAGCTTGTTATTATAAATTAGGCGCTACACCTACAGCAACTAGTAGTGATACATATTTACCAGCAAATGTTATTGAGATTATCAGAGTAAATTCAGGTCAGAAGATTAGCTTTATACAAGTATCTGCTGGCGGAACTGCGTCTGTTTCTCAAATGTCTAAATAGTGAAAAAGGCAAAAGGCGCTTTTGGTTATAATTTTATAAAAAAAACAAAAAAGAAAAGACCACAGCGTCATAGCAAAAGACCAAATAAAAAATTCACTAAAAAGAAATCAGTTGGACAAGGAAAGCCATGAATAAGATTGTAGAGAAAGATGGATTATCAACAACGACTTATCACACAAATGATGAGAAACTTGTAATACAAAGAGATATTAATTATCAACCCATTGTTGATCATAATAAAAAATTATACAATCATAATGATGGCTATTCAAAATCTAGAGAATTAAAAAGAGTTGCATCTATTCCAACTTTGGTTTTAGAAATTTGGTCTAAAGAATATAATGGTAACTCAAATTGGTTTGGACTACCATCTGATGTACAAAAAAAAATATTAAAAAAAAAATTAAACAGTTCTGAATTTAAACTTTTTAGAACAGCAGCAGGTAAATTATAATGGCACTTACAACATACACAGAATTAAAAACTTCAATTGCAAATTGGTTAAACAGAACTGATTTAAGTTCAGAGATAGCTGGAGATTTTATTGTTCTTGCAGAAGCAGATTTTAATGCAAAATTAAGAATAAGACAAATGGAAGCACAGACAACAATTACAATTGATGCTGAAACAGAAACTGTTCCAACAGGATTTTTACAAACAAGAGATTTTTATATTACCTTAGGAACTAATAAATATGCTTTATCATTTATATCTCCACCACAAATGGATTCAATAAAAGGAACTTCATCTGTTGGAATTCCAACTACATATACAATGTTAGGAACTAATTTTAGATTTGCTCCTAAACCAGATACTTCTTACACAGCAACATTAAATTATTTTAAAAAATTTGATTCATTATCTTCTACAAATCAAACTAATTATATTTTAACAGATCATCCGGCTATTTATTTATATGGAAGTTTATTTCATGCAGCTAATTTTTTAGGTGGCTTTGATCCTAACCAAGTTCAACAATGGTCGCAAATGTATCAAACAGCTTTAGAAAGATTAGAATTAAATGATAGAGAAGATGCTTATTCTGGATCACCATTACAAATAAGATCTGATGTAACTGTAGCTTCTCCATTTTCAAGAAGATATGTTACAACTGTAACTAATTAATTAACTATGCAAATACCTTTTGGAGAATGGTTACCAGATCAACCAGAACATTTAAATCCAGGTGCTAATGTTGCTAAGAATGTTTATTATGCTTTACAAGGTTATAAACCATTTAAAAGTTTGGTTGCTTACAGTTCTAATACAATTTCTACAAATGCTAGAGGAGCAGGTTCATTTAGAGATAATACTAATATTGTTTATAATTTTGTTGCAACAAACACTAATATTTATCAATTAGATTCTGGAACTTTTACTTCAAGAAAAAGTTCTTTAACTGGTGGCAATACAGATTTTTTTACATTTACACAATTTGGAAATTATATCATTGCAAGTAATGGAGTAGATCAACCACAATATTATTTAATGGGAACATCTACAAACTTTGCAAATTTATCTGCAATTTGTACAGAAGGAACTCCACCTTTATTTAGAGTGTCAGGAGTTATTAGAGATTTTTTAGTTACAGGAAACATATCAGGAGCAACAAATAGAATTCAATGGTCTGGTATAAATGATATTGCAACATGGACAGCAGGAATAAAGTCAGCAGATTATCAAGACTTGCCTGGTTCTGGTGGAAAAATTGTATCTATTACTTCAGGTGAAGTTGGTTATGTATTTAGACAAAACCAAATAATTCGTATGGATTATGTTGGTGGTTCAACTGTATTTAGATTGTCAGTTATATCTCCAAACAGAGGAGCAGTTTATGGAAAGACTGTTTGTCAAGATAACAGAAGCGTATTCTTTTATGCTGATGACGGATTTTTTCAAATAGATGGAGACAATGTAATTGCAATTGGTGCAGAAAAAGTTAATAGATTTTTTGATAATAATTTAAATAAAGCATATACAGATAGAATTGTAGCAACAGTAGATCCGTTCAATCAGTTAGCAATGTGGTTATATCCTTCAGCTAACAATACAAATAATACAACTGGTATTTGTGATAGAGTTTTAATTTATAATTATGCAACTAAAAAATGGTCTTTAGGAGAAGTAAGTGCTAGTCAAATATTTTCTCAATTTGTTGGTGCTTACACAGTTGAGTTAATGGATATTATATCTCAAGATCTTGA